CGAAACAATATTTCCTTCATTCGCACTGAGCGAGCTTGCCCATTGCATAGCAGGGACATACATATTGACTCCCTGCATAAAGCCTTGTCGATCCTTAAACATGCATATCTCCGCTGTTAAGCGGCTTCTTCGTCAGCCGGATCAGGTGCAACGTAGTCGGTGACTTCGATCTTGCCGCGAGCTTCGGCCAAGTTAATGACCATTTGTTCAAGCTCGCGGTAGCTCGCCATACGGAGGTGCGGGTCTTGAGAGAGGAACATCTTGCCCAAAGGTGAGTTAGGATCATTTAATCCTTCAAGCTGGATAATCCGTGGTTCCTTGTGAAGCTGGTAATGCCGAAGCATGGCAAGGGACTTCACACGGATAGCATGTCCTCGCGGGAAGTAGACCAGATATCCCGCATCCTCATCGACGAGCTTCTTCTTGATACCATCCTTTGACCAGTAATGTTTCTCACGCTTGATGGCACCATCTTGCTTCACAACTACGTAAGCAAGTCTCGAACCTTTGAGGATTCCTGCTACTGACATTTCGCTTCTCCGTTACGTGTGAATCACACGCTTATGTGTTGGTCAGATATGCGTGGGTGCGATATTGCCTCCACGTACAAAGCTGACCTTCCCACACAACACGGCGGCCTGTTGCATCCATGTTCCACGGTGACGACAGCTTCTTGATACGCATATTGGCGCCGCGCAAGATGTGCAGCGTCAGGTACTCTTCGTTCACAAAGTATGCATCGTTCGATGCAAGTTTCTCGTCAAACAGTAACGGGACACCATTATGAGTGGTGCCTGAGATTCCGAGGTTGACAAGCTTACGACCTGTGCCGGAATCCTTGAGTTGAATTTGCTGCTTGTCTCGCGCCGCAGCTTTGTGCATTCGGTAGATGTTTCGACCGGCGAATATGACTGTCGGTCGCGGGGAAGATTGCCCATCGGTTGCACGATTAAGATCGAGTTCGAGGATATCATCGAAAGCTTCTTCGATGTTCTCCGGCGAAAGCGTGCCGTTGAAATCATAGCTGGAACTCCGCCATTGAGACTCGCTGGCTAGATTAATCCCACCAACAACGCCCACAGTAGGATCAGCGGGAATAAGATTACCAAGACCATTTGGATCAGACCCAGTTCCCACCGACGTGTGATACGTAGCGAATTTTCGCTTAATCGACTCATCAAGGGCTTGGATTTTTCCTTTGAGGATCTTAAAAATTTGGGCACGGCCTTGGTTTTCATCCTCTTCCTGATCGGAGATGATCAACGAACCCACGACGCGGGACATATAATATTCCACGGTCGAGAATTCATTCGTCTGATCGATCGAAACAGTATCGTAATACTGCATCGATTGAACGTTCGGGTTGAGTCCGGTGATGAGCGGATTGGTGATTTGCGGGCCGCCGTCTTCTGTGACGATCCGCTTCTTTGCGTGGAGATACGTCGAAACCGTGCCGCTGATCGCAGAAGCCATGATCAACTTAGCACGGGATCGGTCGAGCATCGAATGTATGATGGTATCAAGGACCATAGCTTCACCTGTTTGTGTGACTCACACGAGACTATCTTTGACCGGCGTTGCCTAAGACTTCTCGAATGATTGCGTCGTATGACAAACTGGGATGGGCTGGGCCAGCGGGGCCTCGACCGTTCCCGTTACCACCAGATGGGGCCATACCCTGCCCATTTGGTAGACTCCTAGACGGAGCACGTTGCCCGTCTTGGGTGCCATTTAACCGCTGTCTCTGACTGCGTGTAGGAGGTTGACGAGGATCAACTCCGTTACGAATCAGGTGAAGTTGTACTTTATCCCATATCTCTCCCAGTGACATATGCTGAAACCGGGGTTGTGACAGAACAGCATGGAATACGTGAGTGTATGGAATTGCCTCGGGCGTACCTCCAAAGAATTGTTGTACCTGTGTCTCAGCCTGTTGCTGGTATTTAGCTTCGACTTGACGCTCGTTTTGAACTCTCTGTTGCTGACTGGTAAACTGCTGAACCGGAGCGATTCCGGCTTGAATTTCTTTCCTGATCTGTTCGACTAAAGTCTTAGGATCGATCCCCTTGTTATCCATTCCTAGCTGAGATATATCTATACCACCTAATGCCGCTCTTGTCAAGAGGTTTTTTAGCACGCCTACAGGATCGGATTGGGCCTGTTTGTAGTACGCTGCGGCTTCTAAAAGGCCCTCTTTCGGAAGTTCGTAAGCGTTAATTTGCTTAAACGTAGATCGCAACTCGCTGAGTTCCTTCTCAAAACTAAGGCCGATCTCAACAGCGCGATTAAGTTTACCACGTTCCTGTTGCATCTGGTTCTGAATGTTACCCGTTGCAGCCTTAATATAATCGGTGGCCTGCTTATGAACTCTCTGGTAAATACGGGCTTCGCTACCGGCTTTAGCAATAATCTCACCAGTTTTCGCATCAATAAGATTACCCTTTTTGTCCTGCCGAAAATCCGACCTCGGGTCGAACTTAAGCGTATTCTGCTTGAGGGGATCAACTTGTGGTTGTCGTTGCTCGGTCTGTTGAGTGCGTCCATAGTCCACAGGTTCGTGTGATTCAAACGAATCTTGCCGACCCTGAGGTTCTTGCTGTTCACCCTCATCAGAGGTAGATTCGTTTTCATTTCCATCTCCCCAGTCTAGTTCACCACCTTGAGGCGAAAAATCCTCATCGGTCATGTTCATGGATTCTTTGATTACGTCCATTCCGGTTTTTTCGTCAAAGTCTGGCATTATATTCCCCTATTGTGTGATTCACACGGTTATTGCATTGTTGGTGGCGGCGCACCTTGTGGCGGGGCACCTCCCGGCGGGGGTCCACCCGCAGGAGGCTGTGGCCCACCTCCTTGAACGGCTTGCATCTTAGCCATAACCTCTTTCAAGAAAGCTGCAATTTGATCGGGTGGAGCACCTTGCTGATGCATCTGCATAACGTGTTGCTTCACCTCGGGAGGTAAATTGGCAAGGTCAGGCGGAATCGGCGCTCCGCCCCCACCTACACCCGGAGGCGACGCAGTAGCTGGTCCCGGTTGGTTCTGCCCCGGCTGTGGAGGTGCCTGCGCGCCAGATGAATTGCCTCTCTGCATATTCATCTCCATTTCCTTCTCCATCATATCCCAGTCTTCGGGTTTGATGACAACCTCTGTGAACGCTTGTTCGAGAACCCTAAGCGCCACTTTCATACTCGTCATCGGAGCGGCAGAAGCGAATTGGCCGATAGCCTGAGCAACCTGAACAGCCTCTTTCTTCTTAAACACGCTATTCGGCTTCTCTGATGTTCCCGGTATGATATCTAGAGCAAAGCGTTTGTTATATTCTTGCAGGGTCATATTGCCCCAACCTTCGCTAATTTTGCTACCTACCAAACCCTCCACCTCAGACTTACCCATATTCTGAACGCACTGCTCTAAAAGTGCTTTGCATAAATCTGACATAACGTCTTCAACGACTTCAATCTTCGCTCCAACAGACATTTTTGCAGCGTCTTGGTATGACTGGACTGCGGCTTCATTAGTGTTAGTTTTAAATTGTGTACCTCTGATTGCATCCGAAGTATTTGAGATTCGATTGATCGAATTGATTGTCGGCTCTTTGTTGAAGAGTGCTTCATAATTCAAACTCGGAGGTACGAGTGATTCAAACGTGTCGCTAATCTTCGTGCCCTCTGGAACCTTGATACCAATTACAGATTGTTCGTCACTGAATCCGCGTTTAACAGCCTGCATTAACAACTCAGCATCGGCTTGGGATATCTTATGCGAATTGTAGAAGAAGAAATTGAATATAGAATTACGTATGCGTGTGACCTGACGATTGATCTGATTGATTTCGTCTTGTTGGTCGAGATAATAACTTACCTCGCCCACAGATGTTGTTTGTCCAGTTGACAGTCCAAATCCAATAATGAAGTAAGGAAAAAATCGCGTTGTTTTAGTATAGTCGTCCCATATCCAAAGTGGATATGTCCAATCATCAGCCGCGAACAGGGCGGTACGTCTAGTAGCTTTGTCCCAACATTGCCAACACTCAGTATAATACAACTCGCGATAACCACCGACTTCCTCGTTCTCCTGTAAAGATTCTTGACCGCTAAGAGTTTCGAGGACGAGTCCATAAGCATCATCCTTTGTGTTGCCTCCGACTGTGAACACAGCTTTGTGTGTTGGCTTAAACACATAGTACCAACAATCAGAATCGGCTTCCTTACGTGTAAATTTGTGTTTCAAAAATGCCGTCGGTAGATAACATCTCTCAGCCATCCATTGTGCATCCGTGCCATCTGGCATCTCAGCCACAGGATCGATCACAAGATTCTTTGCCATCACGTTCTTTAGCTTTGGTCCTCCTGACTCAAACACCATGACAATGGATTCGATTGCCGCCAATTTGCCATACGCGCTTTCGAGAGCTTTCTGACTCTTAGCTGTTTCAATCTCTTTCGTGACTTGCATGAGACTTTCAAGCATCGTGTCTTGCGAATCTGATTTGAGTACGTAATCAAGCTTGAGTACTCCATAATTCGTCATGAGCGCCACGCCAACAGCTTTCTTAACCTTCGGCTTGCAGTTAAGAAGATTCTTACCTTTGAGCAGTTGAGTTAAAAGTGCCTGCGCACACTCAGCAAACTTTTCGTCCTCCTTATCGGTCGTGTTCACAGCAATGTCAGGATCGCGGCCATAAACAGCAGGTAACATAACATTAATATTAGAATAAACGATATTCTCTGTGACATCACCGCGAGTGAAAGTCCCTTTAGAGCTTTCTGATACTTTGACCTGATGGTTGTTATAATAGGCAAAGCATTGCTCCCATGCATCGTGAATGAGTTCGTTTGCTTTCAACGAACTATCGATCATGGTTCGCCATAAAGAACCATATGCTTTGGTCACAGGGATTTTGGAATCACCGAAGATCTGATATGGCGGGGGAGCCTTTTTGTCGTCTTTACTCTTCGGCTTTTTACCGCTAATGATATCGTTTACGTCGAAGTTATCCCCAGTGGGATCGTCATTGTCGCCCATATCAAACTCGGTATCATCGGCCATAATGTTGCTCCGTGTGAATCACACTAGAAGTTAGCTTCTAGACCGAAGAGGTCTCTACACATCTGCTCGCGTATAACGTTCTTAACCATAATCGAGTCAAACGGATGAACAATGTTATAGATATAATCATGAATGCAATTAGCTAAACCCACTTCAATTTGAACCAGAGTTTCGTAAATCAATTGTCCATCTTCATCAGCAGCAGTCACGGCATCGCTATTCAATGCAATATTTGGCGTCTGATTTACAAACGCATCGTACAACGTTCCCATATTCGGGTTATAATACTTAATAACGTTTAAGCTTGCTACGATATCGTCCATTGTCATTGCCGCACCTCACATCGAGAAATCTCAACCAAATTGCGTGCCATTCTCTTACATGCTGCTTCCGCGTTTATCGCATCGACCTCTTGACGGGAAATACCATCTGTTATCGGTGTGGTAACAGGAACGTTATATGTACACCCACCTAAGAGCAGTAACATTATGATGATACGCATTTCAGCACCCTTTGCATATCTTTGGCTGATAAGTATCAACCGGAGGCATCACCTCTATATTACTTCGTGAAGTGAAAGGCATTCATGCCGCCACCTGCCAAGACGGTAATCAGTGCGATAAGAGCTAAGAGTAATACAATTACCCAAACACCTTGCTTTACCTTTGCTGGAATGGGTAAAATGAAACTCTCGATCACCCAGATCGCGATGTAGATCACACCGGCTAGACAGATCAATCCGATCAGGAACCATAACACGTTTACTGCCATTGCTGCCATGTTACTTCTCCTTTACTTTGTTAGCTTGTCCACTATTCTTTCGATGCTTTGACTGTTTTGGTTTGTCCTGCTTTCCAAGACTGTGAGCCGGTTGTCCACCCTTTCTAGATGTGGACTTCCACGAATTTCCAGTGTACTCACCCTTGCTTCTAGCTTTACCGAATATGCTATCAGACTGCCCAGAATCCCCAAAAAGCCCACTAGTTGTGCGACGAGAAAATAGACCAGAGCTTGGTTTTCGTGGAACCATGATCTAAACTCTTTCACCATTCGTGTGAATCACACTAAAAGTGCGCCCTTCTGGCATTCTTACCATCATCGTCCATTTCCATCCAGAACATATATTGCGGTATCACCTTCGACCGCGGGATGACAATCTCTGCGGGCTCGGGTTGATGAGAGAGCATATACTTGAGTGCATCCATAGCATGGTCGTCACGGTCAATGGGTCGATCGATGTGCTCCCCCGTTGAAGTACGATCCCAATAATAGTTCGTAATCTCATCGGTGATAAAGTCCAGATCATCGATAAAATACAAAAGCGGCCCCGGAGACTTTCCGCTGATGATGTGCTCATGGGTTGGCTGTTCTGCGAGGTAAGCCGCAACCTTAGCGACTCCTGTAATAATATCGTTCGTAGCCGGTCGGCACTCCATTCCGCTAGATGATAATAACTGGGCAATAGGTGTGCCGGTATCGACGTGCTTTTCAATAACTTTTTGCCTAAAGATACTAGGATCGGCTCTAATGCTTTCTTCCACACTGATAAGATGAGAGTATTTTCCCCTAATCTGTTGAACGAGACCGGGTTGTTTGGTGTAGTGAAGATTCCTCGTATAGAATCCATCCAATACAACAACTCTGCCCCAGTCATCCACGAATCCAAAAAGATAACACGAAGGTGAAGAGATTCCGAAGTCGTAACTCTCAATGGCTCTGACACGATAATTTTGCCTCTGTAGTGTCCACAGAATGTTCATAGCCTGATCGCGCGTAATAAGGTGTTTATCCTCTTCGTATTCCTGATAAACTAATCCTTCATACGCTGCCCATTTACCTTCGAGGAAGCGTAAACGCATTTGCCCACGATACGAGGCTTCCAAGCCGCGTAGAAAGTCCTCGGTCAGATTTTCTCTGTTCTCGTAGGTTGAACCTTCGATCAGATCGATAATCGGAACCTTAGTCATAGGATTGACCAAGAGTTGATCCATAATGCGACCAGAACGCTTATATATCTGCAATGGCTTGATTAATTCGCGATATACCCAATTGCTTGTCGGATTGCTTGTCAACATTAACCATCTTGGACCACTGTCTGGCATTGACGTATCTTCCTTAGCCTCAGGTCGATACGGTGCCTGCCCACGTAAGCGGCCCATAAGGTCTAATAAATCTTTGTGTACTATCTCCGGGTCTTCGATCTGATCGATCCCGATCCAATCGTATGTAGCGGAAAGGAGATTTGATGTCGTAGACCCATCTACGTTCTGCTTCCCCCTCTGGGAAATGTAACGGAAGTTGACGATCGTGCCATTCTTCAAATAGCACGTATTGTCGTCCTGCGTCGGCATCTTCTTGATCCAGTCGGGGGGGCACCACTGAAAAAAGACCCGCCGCAAAGTGTCGTTCAACTTCGGGTACGTTGAACGTCCAAGGAGGCCGTTGCTGCCTGGATAATCCACACATAATTTCAATGCCTTTATGACCAAAGCCGTGGTCTTGCCATTAGCAAAACCACCGCCAAAGAATTGAATCTTGTTACGTGACTGATCGAAGTCCCAGTGAAGTGACCCTTTACGCAGTTTGTAATTGTTCTGAGACATTCGTGTGACTCACACTAACTCGACATCCAACCATAATTCCAAGGTGCCCACATAGGAACGGCTGGACTTCCTACGTTGACAATGCAGATTTTCGCTGTGGAATCATAAACAATCTCACCCGCGTATTGAGAAGTTCCGGGTGGTCCTGCATTCACCCTATTCGGAGTCGTGTATGGTCTGTCCACCTGACCCGTTGAGAGATTCGGTACTATCGCCATTATCACCTCCTATGGTTGAGTCTAATTCGATATTTACGCTCTTACCCGCTCCGAACTCGTCCAATACCTGAATGCGAAGCACGTTCTTAAGACTGACTTGTTTTTCGGCCACAGCATTGGGATTAAAACCTGACCTGTCCATAAGGTC